TCTCCGATTTTGGTCTGGTAAACCATTTTGCTTTGTAACAAGGGGTTTTGGTTTTCCATGCTATCCTCCGAAAAATTTGCCGAAATAATTTTCTTCTTGCAAGCAAATTAACGCCATATTAGCGTAATTATGTAGGTCTCGCAGGGCGTCTTCCAGGGCTTCCTTTTCTTCCCCGATTCGCATCGGATTCTGGGAAGACAGCATGGTTATCCGCATGGAAATGCCGAAAATTTGGAAAATGCAACCAAGCAATCCAGTGTATTTGTATGCACCCCCATAGCGACGATTTTTGGATTCAAATAGTTTTTGATTTTCGTCGCACCAGTTTTGGAATTTGACATTGTCTGCATCTAGGTCGATATTAAATAGGTTCATTTTAGCCTCCATTTAATGTTTTCCGAATTAAATTTGGGATATGCTCAATCTTAAAACTGTAATCTTTCATCGCATACCGACCCACCCGATAAAGGTTCGGTCGATCTGGATCTTGAACTGGCACAGGCACTGTGTTTGGATGCAGCAAGTAATACTTTAAAATGTATGCTCCTTGTCGTGGTTTTGGGACAACACCCAAAGGGCATTCCGCATAAGCCATCTCCCAATTGGTAATGCGGCAATATCTGGGATCGTTGGATAGACGGATAACCGCATTTTCGCGTGTTGGGAAGATTTCCATGTATGCATCCAAAAATTCCCATGGGTTGCGCTCAGATGGGAAGGTCTGGAAAACCCAAAGATAGTCCCTGCAGATTGCGTCCATGTCGTCCTTGCTCAATGGCTGCTGTAACAAGATAAAATTGGGGTCGTATTTGCCCATTATCCATGCGTACATGGTAGAAGGCAAAAAACCAGTCAAATCCCCTTTGGGGTAAAACGGCAACAAGAAGTTTCTTCCGACTAGACTATGCAAATCGCCCCATCGCTTGCGAGTGTACGATTCGGGATCCGTGTCCCAAATAACACGCCATGGGATTTTCGGCAAAAAGTCTAGGTCTCGAAAGTCTTCTGTAATTTGTATTACCACAAAAGGGAAAACTTTGTCAACTCGGCTCATTGTATAAATATCCACCTCTCCCCTAAACCCAGCGAACTTGCGGAGAGAGTATAGTATGACTGCCGACCCGATACCAGACCCTAAAATTGCAACTCTTCCCATTTCAGCTCCCAGATTTTCTGGTAATGCAATTTAGCATGTACCCACGCAGTCATAGCAAGCGCATCCCATTCGTGCTGGGTCTGGCGTTTTGGGATTAGATGCTTGAAGGGTCGTATTCCCTGTTTCCACTTTGCCGGCTGCACCAATGTGCCGTCTTTGCAATAATCCTTCAGCAGTTCAAGCAGCCACACTTTTATTATCTTGGTTGACTTCGGAATCGGAAAATCCTCCATTACCAAAAACGCCCCAATGCCATTTTTCTTGACCCACTCCAATGCGTGGTCACTGGGGTAGCATAGGGTCAAAAACCGCACTGTGGCATCGTCATACTCTGCTAATGCTAAACCAGTGCTAATGCCGAGATCTACTCCGATTATGCGCATAGACACCTCCAATTGGATGGGGTGGGCTGTTATGCCCACCCACCCATTATAAGGATTTTAGGATATCGTCGATGACTTGCTGCTTGGTTTCTAACAAAACGTTTTCCGCTGGCTTAATGTCATCCTCTTTTAAGGTTATCTGAATCCAGCGATCTTTTGCGGTAAGTTGCAACACCTTGTCTTGGTCGGTCAACTCTTTGGTGTATAAATATGACCCGATCCGATTAACCTTGCGACCGTTGTAGATGTCTTGGGTAATAATTACCACGAACTTCCGGCTTAAAGCCAATTCAGAGAGTTTGGAAATAGTAATTTTCCCCTCTCCTGGCAGTGCCATTGCATCCAACAAGTTATCCAACTTCCAGCGTGCACGGTCAGACAACCCAAAGAAATCCAACAAAAAATTGTCGGCTGCGGGGCTGTAGAAAACCGCACGAAGACTGGTGGTGTTGGCCTGATACAGGGAAAAGTCGACCGGGATAACGGTGTACTCTCCCTCTTCCAACAGCAACTGGCTTTTGCGGGTAAGGTCTAGTTCTTGTTCCATTTTAACCTCCATTTGTATTAAATAGATAATTTGAGATTTTGTTCCAGGTGCAATCCTGGATGGCCACGGGTAATTTGCCCGTCCGATCTTTGGTGACATGGGTCGCGAGATTAAATATCGTCAGATAAACCACCTCCTGTTCTTTCTGGGCTTTGGTACAATAACCGATAACATCCATCGCTGCACAGACAGTCTTTGCGGTCATCTTTCCCGTAAGCGCAGGTTGGATGATATCTTCGTCGTATGCTTTGGTTGTGTTTACACCAATTAAAACAATGTGTTTTTTGAGAGTATAAAGTTGGTTCAAGAAAAAGTTTAGCTCGAACAGTATCTTGCCATAATCCCCCAGCGTTGGCACAAGGTCGTATGTCCGTTTGACCCCTGGATAGTCTACGATTGTCGATTCAATCAAAATCTGCTGAAACTTTGTCAAGCTATCTAAAACGACTGTCTGGTGCTCCGTGTCTCGTTTCAGCTCATCCAGCACTTGCCATGCTTGCCTTGCCGATTCAATCGGCACAAAATCCACAGGCTTAACAACGCTGGCCAGACCTTTTTCCGTGTCCAGATAGATCGGATCCGGAAAGGTGCTAGCTAATCTGGTTTTCCCGACTCCAGACTCGCCATAGAACAGAAATTTATAATTGGTTGTTTCAGGGTTGAATTTTTTGAACATTTCGACTCCTTTCACTTGTAATGGTAAGAATTGACACACTGTTTAAGGTATTCGCAATAGATACAATCACGCTGCACCGACCGATACGGTAAGATTCCGCGTTGCATCTGCTTGTCCCAGTATAGCATCTCTGGAATTAACAGATCCAATTCTTTTAGCAGACCCTCTTTCCAGCTATCCCCAAACGCGTTGCGGTAAAACATATACTTTAAGGTCGACTTTTTGAAATCAATGTTGATATAGTTTACCACGAACCCCGCAACATCTTGCTCGAAATTTTCGGAATAAAGGTAGGCATACACCCACCCTTGAGGAGACATAAGATACTCGTAAAATGCGTTGTTGCTGTTGGAAAATTTATGGTCGAGCACCCACAGGTCTCCATTCCCATCGGTATACACCGCATCCAGAATTCCCATTAGGACAACTGCTTCTCCCCCTAGAACGATGGAACGTTCTAATTGCATCTCGGTCGCCAAAAAATTCCAGTCTTCTGGGAAGCGGATAGATTTTAACACCTCCCAACGGTGGGTCGACGGAATATCCAGCCATGTTCCGTCCATGATGTAATTGCTTAATAAGGCATGGCCTTCTGTTCCGATTTGCATCCATTCCGAGGGTTCAGAGGGGATCTGTCGGATGTAGCGAAAATAATACTTGAATTTGCAACGGTTGTACGTTGCTAGTCTGGACACAGAGATTCTCATAGGTCCCTTATCCCGTCAGAAAACGACCGCTGGTTTTGGATGTCGTAAACCACGTCCTGCATCAGGTCGTCCCAGGATCCGAATTTGGACGCGTTGGCGACGGTTTTCACCCATGCGGGATACCACTCCCGTGGGTATTCCTCGACGATGTGCTGGCACGCCAGAATTACAATCTCTGGAACGTGTCCAAACAACTTGTAAGTTGACAAGATAAAATCCTGGATAATCGATATTTTGTGCAATATGGACTTATCTTGGATAAAGTTTTCTCCGAACTCGCTCATGGTTGGTCTCCTATGCTTCTATAATTTCCGCCAGTTCGAACCGTATCAGATCGCCATCCACCCTCTTAAGACGGATAATCCAATATTTGGTATCGCGTCTTTTGAGACGGGATGCCACCAGCCAAGCGATAAGGTTTAAAGACGGGGGGTTAATAATACACGGTTCATCGGGAATTTGCTGTAACAACTCTTCGACTTGTGGTTCGAATGGTTCGTCCACTTTGAATTTAAAAGGAATATGCAAAACCTTTTCAATTTTCTCGCCACTAAAAGCAAGATCCAGGTATTCCTGGATCTGCTCTAGTTGTAGGGTTGTCAGTGGGTGGGCTAAATTGATAATTTTCATGCTATTTGCCTCCTTTAATCTCGGTATTTGTTGGTTTGGTAAGTTTCCCCCTCGACTTGCTTAAACTCCACATAATTATTGGGGTTGGTGCCAATAAACAATAAACCAGTGTAATGATCGGGGTGGAACACTTCCAAAACCGGATTCCATGCGTCAATACGCCCATACGCACGGTCATCGGACACCTCGACCCATTTGATGGGATAGTTGAATTGTAATTTGCCCATCCAGTTGGGTAGGGTAACATCGTCTGGTAGGGTCGGACGGTAAGAATCCGTGTCGTATTTGACTGTGGCGATTACATCCCCAACCCGAATTTGATAGGATGACGACTGGTGCCATAATCGCTGGACACCCAATCGCCAATTAGAAAACTTCCACCGATTGGTCTTAAAATCTAACACGATTTCAGTGGCCATGCCGCGAGTAAGATGACAATCTGGGTTGCGGCACGGATAACCGTCTGCGTGGGTCAATAGTAAATTGACGATCTGGGCATCTTTCGCCCATGAAACCAAATGGTCGATTTTAATGGCGCGGGCAGATAGGTGGCCGATGCTGAAATAGTCATAGCAACGGTGGGGTTCCGACATTGCATAAATTGTAGTGTACCACCGATCCTTGCGCTCATCGCGTGAGATTTGCAATTCGAAAGACTTATCCAAAAATTTCCACGCACTATCGGACTCCTTCGCGGAATTCCGAAATTTGCGTCGCCGCAGACCATCATCTAGGATGCTTGCCGGCAAGTGGGACAAGCACTCGTCGATCTTTTGCTGGATCGCTTCCCAGGCTTGTGAATATCCTGGGGTATAAATAAGAGCATTACGGTGGCTCTTATAAGACACCGGATCCAGCTCCAGAACCAGAGACAAAATCTCTGCCGCGTTCTCACGAGTCACTTGTAAACCTTCGACGACCCGTGCCAATTCAGAATTGTACACCCCCATATCTTCCGAATCGGTTTTGAGACCAATACCAGTTTGAATTTTTCGCAAAACACGGTATCCTCGCTCTCGGCTCACGTTCTCAAAAACTTCACGTTGTAATTTGTTCATTTTTTCTGCACTCCTTTCTGTTGTAATTTTAACATAGCTATTCAATTCAGCAAGTTTTTCCGCAGATAACCGTGGATCCAGGGATTCGAATTCTTCCGTTGCCGGCTCAGCCGACATTCGTCCTTCGTCTTTCGAAACCCCACTGCCACGGGGAAATTCGGATACTTGGCAAAAGTTTGTTTTATTCCAGAGTCCCCTTTTCCGTAGTATAACTTTTCTCCGATAACGTTTTCGATAAGGGCTTTCTCCACCTCGTAAGGGGTGAGACCTTCTGGCAAAATGTACTGGTAAAACGCCTCCTGCAATCCCCCTGGGTGGAGACGGACAACAACTCGGTATTTTACTTGACGATCCCCTATGTTCAGGGTTTTGACGCAAGAAATTTCGTCCATTTTGACACTTCTTTCAACAATCCTTTACGAAACAATGCTCGTCCAGGGAATAGAACCCCTATTCTTAGACCAGTCCCACAAGACGCGGGAAACTTCATAAGGTTTCAAAGCAACATAGACTTTGTGCCCTTTGCGGGCTGCCCATTGCCCTCGTCTGCGGAGGGCTTGGGCGAACTGCTGGGCTGTCCGAACATCTGGGAAGTAAACGATAGAGGTGTAGGAGGGGGTCATAGACCCACCTCCTTTTCGAACTGTTCCTTCCGTGCGCTGGCACGGATTTTTTCGATATGGATAACTTCAGCAACCTCGTATCGGAAGGGGAATGCCCCCTTCACTGGCTGTAAACGGACGATAGCAGGAAGGTATCCGAGTTGACCTTCCAACTCCGCCAAAATCACCGCAGCAGCGATAGGGTTATTGGGCAGTTGAACGAGGACATTTTCCCGACGCCAGCCCGGAACCATCTCGGAAACTTTTTCAATCTGGGACTTGACCTGGCCGATTAGGTCGTCGCGGACGTCGAAGTAAGGGATAAGGTTTACCACTTTGACCTCGTCCTCTTTGGTCAGCTTCTCGATTTGCTCGACCACGTGTCCCGCCAGTAATTCGTAAAAGTTTAGAACGATAATCATTTTTCGGACTCCTTTCTTGTATAGTTTATGCTTATAGTATAGCGTATTTCTGCAAAAATACCTTAAAATAAGATTAGTGTTTGATTAAAATATGATTAGTGTTTTCGCAACGGGACAAAAAAAGAGCAGGCATTACGCCTGCTCGGAATGGGTCTGGGAGGCTTACTTTTTGTGGATCTCTTCCCAGACCTTGAATGCTTCTGCTTTGCCATTAGGAAGGTAAACCAACTGGCCATTGCGGACTACGTACCAATCCATGTTGGAGCGATTCTTTCGGTAGTCCTTTTGCCCGATGGCGACAATGTCGCCTTCTTCAGCGTAGATCCGCAAGATTCCAGGGAGACCGACCCCTCCGTCGATTTCCCCGATCCAGTCGCAGAATAAATAGCTGGCTTTGCCTTCCGCGAAGTCTACAATGGCTGCCCACGGTTTCCCGTATCTGCGGGCGTTGAATTTGCTGGTTTCTTTTTCGATTATCATTTTGGGTTCTCCTTTCTTTTCTCTAATTTGAAATGGTTTCAATTTATGCTTATATTATAGCGTATTTTTGCAAAAATACCTTAAAATAAGATTAAAGTTTGATTAAAGTTTGATTAATGTTTTCCCTTCACGGAACAAAAAAACAGGGGTCTCTCTTTCGAGAGATCCCATTTCGGAGGAGAACCCCTCATTAGGGACGAATTGACCGTTCAAGAGTATCTTGGCGGTGGAACATGCCAGTGCTGTACGAATACTCGCATTGGTCTGCTTCGAAGATGGTGTTCCAGCGAGCCATTTCTTGTACGAACTCGCGCCAATCGCCGATGAACCAGTCTGGGATATTAATCTTATCAAATTTATCCGCCATTCGGCGTAGGTATTCGGAGAACTCCCGTTTGTGCTCCGCCATCCTTTTCTCCGCTTCGTATCGGCGGATTTGCACATACTCACCCCATTCCACAATCTGGCTGGGGTCAAGTTGGGAGTTGACCTGTTCGACCAACTTTTTGCGCAAGGAAACGGACTCCGCATAGGAGATTGTCTCTGCGTATCCGTCCTCGTCGACGACGTAATACTTGGCAAAGCCAAGATCGCCATTCAGCTTACGCTGCATGGCGCGGAAGACGTCGCCCTCGTTGGCTTCTACGACGATTCCCGAACCCTGCAGGTATTCGGAAACCCCATCGTTCCGCAGGCATTCTGAAGCGACCAGATCCCAGGAATTCTCCTGGGGGTTGAACCGATGTACCTTTACGACCTGGTCTAGGTTGACCTCATTTTCTCGAATTCGGATTAGAACGTTCATTTTCGGACTCCTTTCTGATTTTTGAAATGGTTTCAAACTATGCTTATAGTATAGCGTATTTCTGCAAAAATACCTTAAAATAAGATTAAAGTTTGATTAAAATTTGATTAATGTTTTCTACCACCCAAATTTGTGGTAAGGGAAATCCTCGTCCCAGGGGTCCTCGCCGAATTTTTGCTTGGCTTCCCTAGACAAGCGATCCACCTTGTCCAGCGATCTACGGATAGACCGTTGTTTTTCCCCGCTGTTTACGGAAGACCGTCGCAACAGCCGAAAATCGCGCAAGACCTCTTCCAGGCCGGCAATTAAGGTATCTAGGATGTTATTTGTATTTTCCGACATGGTAAACCTCCGTACATTAATATCGTTCTTCCACCGACGTGCGAACGTCGACGGATAACATCTCGCGAATCAAGTCCCACAGCGAAAACTTACTTTTGCGTTGTAAAAGCGTCCACAATCGGGTTTCAACTGGGAAATTAGACAGCAGAATATGAATTCGGTTCAAATCCCTGGACGACCCCAGACGCCGAACTCGGTACACGGCTTGGAAAAAGTGGTCGTAGATAAGGGGCAGGTCCAAAAACACCAAATTCGGAACATCGGGCAGGCTAAACCCAAACCTTCCCACCCCAGGGGTGAAAAACGCCACGTCTACTTCTCCACGGTTGATGCAGTCAACGATAAACTGCCTGCCTTCTGGCGGGACGTCTCCGTGCAAGAACAATTTTTTCCCTGGGACGGCTTCCATCCGCTTTTCTAGGTCGACCTTGTAAGATGTAAACACTACCACGGGCTTTTCCGCTGTTTGCAGCCAGCGGGACAGGTACTCCACTTTGCAGCGCGGTAGGTTTTGCCCCAGGATCTGCGGGTCGGACAACAGTTGATTTATTCGGATGGTTGCCGCCATGGCATTCGGCAAACGCTGCGAAGCTAAAATCAGCTGCTTGTATGCTTGCCGGCAAACTTCCCAGGTGCCGGTATCGATTTCCACCTTGTGCTCGTAAAATTGTAAATCGGGCACTTTGCTGTCTGGGTAGATGGTATCGGCATATAGCACGTGCGGCAAACTTTTCAATTCTTCCAGGGACGATTTGTTATCGTAAATGTGGACGCCCCATTGGTCTTGGTACATTAGACAATGTTCCGCCACGAAACGCCAGTAAGACCGATACTCACGCGGATACAGCAAATGCAACTGCGCCCATAGGTCGTCGGCGTATTTAGAAATTGGGTTGCCAGAAAGCAGCCAAATGTACTCTGGCTTGTTTTGTTCCACCCAACGGAACAGACGCTGATAGCGCTGCGTTTTGCGGTTCTTTATTAGGATGCTTTCATCGCAGACGAGCACCTTTGCGTGGACTTCCGTATAACCAGAATCGTATGATTCCACGGTTGCCAAATGCGGACAAAACTCTAAATTGCGGTGCCACCAGGTGTGTAAACTGAGCGGGGCAAGGATGAGCACGGGCTGGGGTGGCAAATTGGACAGAGCTTCTATGACCAGCGAGGTTTTGCCCATGCCAGGAGGGATCCAAACAAGCATTTTCTTTTCGGTAAGCAGAGCGTCGATGAGTTGTGGTAACATGCAGGCAATTTTAACGGACAAAGTGGCGTTGCAAGATTAAAATTGCTGTCAGGGGACGAAATTGGTGGTGTTTTAAGATGCAAGATTAAAACAACATTAAAAATCGCCATTTCCCCAATGGATTGCGAAAATCCATCGGGGATTTGACCGACTTCTCAAAAAATCGGCGAAATGGAAAAATTTTGGAGACCCCCGATGGACCCGATGGGGTAACCAATCCAAAAGTTTTTGGGCGATGAACCGAACCCAATACAAATTAGGCAAAGTTTAAAAAATCCATGAATCCATTGGGGGACTTTTTAATGATCTTTTAATCTTTTACGTTAACAACCACGACCCCATGGAGTTTTCCGTCTGCACGGGGAAAAAATTGCTGCAACAGGGCAAATTAAGGTATAATTAATCCAACATGTGCGGGCAGGGTTGTAAAAACTGCGATACTGCATGCCGGATAGAGCCGTTATCCGGGCAGATGACGGAATGAAGCCAGTGCACAGACATGCAGTTGCCATCTCGGCGGTGCGAATCCGCCACCCGCAATTGTGGAAGGATCAGAAAATGGGCGACGAATGCACAATGACCGAAGACGAGTGGGCAGAAATGCTCTACTACGAAGGTCTGGAAGGGTAAACACCTAGTCCGACATGGCCAAAGAGCGCAGAAAAATCAGCGATCGGGTCTGGAACCACCTTTGGAACGAGCTAATGGAGGGTAAGATAATGACGCCATCGGGGCGTAAGAGGCGGTTCCAAGTAGTGTTGCAATCGCTGGTAGACCTGATGACCTATGGCAAAGCGATTCTACCACGCCATCCAGACGACCCATCCGACCAGATAATTCTTACAATTAGCACGCGGGAATGGGCTAATCTGGTGTTAGAGTGGATCCAGATCCAACAGCAGACCTTGTTACAATCCACGGTAGCACCCGACCACGTGAATTCTGTTTGGATTATTCAGGATACCACCCCAAACGTGGTGGTTTCTGATTCCTTTTTGCTTCCACCGAACGGCAACGGACATGGAGAGACCCCAGAATAAGCAGTGGATAAAATTCGTTTTGCCCATCCAGACCGAAGAAAGTCTGGAAAAGTTCCTCTGGTACGCCTGGAGAGTGCGCATTCCGAAGGTTTCCGTATGCGGAGAGCACGTCTCTCCGTGGAGGGCGTTTTGCGATGCGTTTTTTGCGCGTAGCAGTATACAGGTCTGGCATGCTTCCAGGGGTTTTGGCGGAAAATCGTTCCTGTTAGCAGTGTTAGGACTGACGGAAGCCATACTGCACAAAGCCAATGTGGCCATATTGGGGGGTTCAGGCGAGCAATCCAAGCGTGTGCACCGATACATTCAGCATTTTCTCGATCTTCCCACTGCGCCGAAATATTTATTGCGCAGTGACCCGTCCCAAACGGAAACAAAGTTTTTGGGTGGAAACTCCATCCAAGCACTTATGGCAAGCCAGCGCAGTGTACGCGGACCCCATCCGCAGCGATTGCGCATGGACGAAATTGACGAGATGGATCTGGAGGTGCTAGACGCAGCATTGGGGCAAACATTAGCCAGCCGAAACATCGCCGCAAACACGGTTCTTTCCAGCACCTGGCAGAATCCGTCCGGAACCATGTCAGAAATTATGCACCGCGCAAGAGAAAGGGGTTGGCCAGTGTATCAGTGGTGTTACAAGGAAACGTCCAATCCCGTGGATGGATGGCTATCGCAATCCGAAATTGAACGCAAAAAGCACGAAATTCCCGATCTCATGTGGGAAATCGAATACGAACTGCAAGAACCAGCACCCCAAAACCGAGTGTTTTCCGACGAAGTGCTACAGCGGGCATTTTTGCTGCGGGAAGAATACTACGAGGGCGCACTAAACCAGTTTATCCAAATAGAGCCACCCGACCCTAATGGCTTGTACGTAACAGGGGCAGATTGGGCACGCAAACAAGACTACACGGTAATTGTTACCATCCGCATAGATTGCGATCCGTTCAAATTGGTCACTTTCGAGCGACGCAACCAGCAACCCTGGAGGCTGATGCTGGAGCGATTAGACTACGTCAACCAGTTATACCAACCCATAGCCAGCACCCATGATGGCACGGGCTTGGGAGACGTGGTAAACGAGTATCTCACCACCGCAGTCCAGCCATTTGTTATGGTCGGACGAGACCGACAAGAGCTGCTTTCCCGTGCGATTGTGTGGATTCAGAACGGGAAAGTGGTGTTTCCGTACATAAAATGGTTGTACGACGAGTTGAAATACTGTACCATGGATAATGTTTTCGGGTCTGGACACTTGTCAGATGCGTTGGCAGCAATTGCTTTGGCATTGCACCAAGTCAAGACGGGTGTCGGCATTTACGTATAGGAGGTAAGATGGCACTGTTTGACCGTATTCGTAATTGGATAACCAAGTCTTATCCGTTCTCGATGCTTGTTCCGCTGATTTCTTGGGAATGGTCGGACACCCCAACCACGGAACAGATGATTCGGGACACGTATTATAGCAATCCCCTCGTTCATGCGGCGATAAATTTTAAGGCAAATTCTGCCGGCAAGGTAAATTTGAAAATTTTCCAAAACGGAAAACTAGCAGAAGACCACCCAGCAGCCAAGCTAATCCAAACCCCGAATGCCTGGATGAACCAATCCGACCTGTGGAAGCAAATAATTTTAGATTTGAACCTGTTTGGACGGAGCGCATGGCAAAAAATTCGTACCAATGCCGGCAAGCCCATCGGCTTGTGGCGGTTGCGACCTGATTGGCTTGTCGCAAGGGTCGAAGGAGACCAAGTGGTATGGGACTACCACGCGCCAACGGGGGCGTTGGTTTTCCAATCGGAAGATCTAGTGGTTTTTCGGTCTTACGACCCACTGAACCCATTAGGGTCTATGTCTCCGTTGTCGGTTGTGTATCCGTTGGTCAAACTAGACAATGCGTTGACCAAATTCCAGTCGCAATACATCCAATCTGGGGGCGTCCCACCAATTGTTTTGAAAGTTAAGGGTATCATTCCGCAGTCCAGAGCCGAGGAATTGCGTCAGCGGTGGAGCCATAATTACGGGGGCATCCAAAATTGGACGACGCCAGCGGTGCTAGATGCAGATGCAGACGTACAGCGCATCGGGTTTTCACTGGACGAACTAGATTTTAAGGCATTGCAAGAAAAGATAGAGTCTCGCATTAGTGCGGTGTTTGGTGTTTCGCCCATTTTGCTGAACCTTCCGACAGGGCTTGACAGGTCAACTTACAGCAACTACGAGCAGGCTTTGAAATCGTTCTGGATCCACGTGCTGATACCACAATTGGAAGACCTAAAAGACGTCCTAGATAACCAACTTTTGTCCGAATTTGGCGTCACGTCCGAATGGGACTGGGGCGAGGTGGTGGTACTGCAACAGGATTACTCCGATTCTCTGGGGGTTTTGTTGCAGGCTTGCTTGAATGGGGTTATTTCGTTCAACGAATTTAGACGGTATTTAGACCTAGAAGACCTTCCAGAGGACGAGCGAACCGTTGTGCAAGGGTCAAAATCGCAAACGGTTATGCTGGGTAAGCGCAGAGCGTTGACAGAAGACACTGACGAATTTGTTCCGATGACGCTGGAAGAATTCTACCAGCGCAACCAAGACTTGTTCCTTGAACCGTTGCAGGAATTCTGGGAACAAGAATTGGACAAAACCAAGAAAGAACTGATTCGGTGGCTAAAAGACCAGCGTAAGCAGAATGAACTACGATGAATTTTGGGAATTACAGATAGAGCGTATTTGGCGTGACTATCTGGACAAATACTTTGAGAAATTACGTGGTAAGAGCCGATTGTCGATGGTAATTAGCAACCCATCGATAGAGATTTCCCTAGACCATTACGACCCCTGGATTAGTGGTTTTTTGACCGAATACATGTTCAAAGAAATCAAACTTACCAGTTCTACTGCTAGATTACAAATAGGAGGGATTTTCGATCGCTGGATTGCTACGGGGAAACCGTTTGATTGGTTGGTAGACCAACTTGTTGCGACTAATTTGTTTGATAAAACCAGAGCCAGACGGATTGCGATGACCGAGTCGACCCGTATTTATGCGGAAAACAATTTGGCGGTCTGGCGACAATCTGAAATTGTTAACAAAAAACGTTGGTACACCGCAGTCGACGAAAAGGTTTGCCCGATTTGCGGGGCGTTGGACGGTAAAGAAGTGGGACTAGACGAAGAATTCGCCCCAGGCATTCTCGCCCCACCAGCGCATGTGAATTGTCGTTGTATTATCCGTCCTGTGGTTTCTGAGACGCTGCAAGAAATCAAAAAACAGAAAAAACTAGACCACTGGGAGCAGTTGCTTGAAGAGAATCCGCACTTGAATCCGCAATATTGGAACGAAAAATCTATAAAATCCCCATTTGCTAGAAATAAAGACGTAAGTTCCAAAGAGCTGCTATCGTGGAAAGAATACGATGTTTTGGTTCAAGCACTTCAGAAGGTAAGACCCAAATTAGAAGACATAAGTTTAGCAGCCGAAGTGAAAGATTTCGTGTCAAAAGAGTTGGCAAAACTCGCGCAAAAATGGGGCATCCCCGTGGATTATTACCATTTTGCTTCTTCTTTGTCCGCATGGGCAGAGACGTCCAACAACCATTTTATCTCGGCTTTAATGCAAAAGGTGGCATCGCAAGTATTCGATTCTAAATTCAACCTGTTTCAGCAGAAATTGTACGACCGATTCTGGGGTAAGAAAGGGTTCAACGTATTCTACGATCAGCTAAAACAAGCAATGCGAGAAAAATTTATGACTGCATTGCCACCAAAATTTGGGGGATTATCGGAAAAAGACTATAGATTTTTGGTGGAATACTTGGCTCATAATTCGTTTCGCAGTTTTACTTTACCAGCAATTCCAGAACTCGGCATAGACGAAGAAGAAATGCATCTTTTTTTGCTACGGTATGGCGTTCCGCAGAAATTAATCGAAATTGGATTGTCTATTCCTTTGGACAAATACAACACCTCGGAGCTTTGGACAGCGGAATTTATGCGACAATTTGAGGACTGGGTACAAAATTGGCTAAAATATATGCCGCAAATAATAGAGGTTATGTACGAAAACACCCAAAACACCCTACGAGAAGCTTTAAAACAAGACCCTCGACTCAAAAATGTAAAGTATCTGAAATTGTATCGGGGTGTAGTATTAAACCTTCCCGAAAAAGATTTGCCCATAGAGCACTCATTCATTGACTATACCATGGGAAACGCCATAGAATCTTGGAGCTTAAACATGGCTACATCGGCAAGTTTCGGGGATGTGATTTTTTCCGCAAATGTCCCAATTAGCCGAATTATCGGGTCTGCTTACACAGGATTAGGTTGTTTGGGGGAGTATGAATTTGTTGTAAATGGTACAGGCATCGACAAAGTATTTGTCGAAAGGTCGCCTCGCAAGTATTCTGGCAAGTCTTTTGCCCCATCTTTGGATAGCTATTGTTGGGGCATGTTACCAGACGGAAAATATGTTTTCCTGGATCCAATTACCAATGGGGATTGGATTAAAAAGTCTGGCAAGTCCGTGAAAGAAGTAAACGAGTGGGCAAAATGGTACACGGAACAAAATGCCGAGGCATAAGCTATGCAAATAAAGATTACAATAAAAGGTAAAATGGTAAGTAAAGAAACATTTGAAGGCATCCTAGTAAAAGGATTGCAAGCAGCGGTATTTAAGGCATTAGAACTTGTGCCACCTTATCCGCCATACCAATCGATTCATAATCGTCCTTCTACTCGTACCATGCGACTTGGAAAAAGCTTATCCGTAGTAAAGGGAAAAAACCCTGATGCAGCATCCGAAGTTGAGACGCCAACTATTGCTTGGGTCGGTACAAACGTAGAATATGCCAAGTTTGTCATCGGAGACGAGCGTGGCAGGGGGCAAACATGGTATCACGCAAAACGCTGGTGGAGGCTGGCAGAGGTTATGGAGCAAAATTTGGGCAAAATTGCTGCAGCGATGGAGCAGGAGATTAATAACAGATTAGCAAAATTGTAGTATAATAGGAGCAGGAGCGATGGAACATAAGGTTTTCGCTTTACAAAAATCGGAGTGGGCGGACAAGAGAGTTTCCGCAGTTTTTGCGACCACAGGCAATGAAGACTCGGTAGGCGATATTATTCTGCCAGGGGCATTCAAGAAAACCCTCAAGGAGCGAGCCAGACGAATCCGAGTCCTTTGGAACCACCGATACGAAGATCCCCCGATTGCAACGGTAGAAAAAATTCAAGAAATTGACCTATCCGACCAGAGCATTCCAGGGGTACAAACGGGGCTTTGGGCAGAGGTAAACTTTTTGGACACCCCCAGAGCGCAAGAAGTTTATGAAGCTATTAAAGCAGGGGCGATTTCGGAAGCTTCTATCGGATTCGACTTGGTCAAAAATAAGTGGAAAATTGAAGGCAACAAGCGCATTATTTCGGAGCTGGTGCTTTGGGATATTTCGTTTGTCAACTGGGGAGCGAACGACAAAACTTACATCGTGGAAAAAGCAGCAGTTCCGTTCCGTTCGTACGGGGTGGATTTAGAATCCAGCTGGAATGCGCCAACATTGGGAGATTTTACCAGCGACAGCTGGGATGACTTATCCGATGCGGAAAAACGAAGGATCGGCAACCATTTTGCGTGGAGCCAAAACTGGCCTCCCGAAGCATTTGGCGACTTGAAACTGCCGCATCATGTTCCGTCTACGGATGGGGTTGGCAAGGCAGTTTGGCGAGGTGTTTCCGCAGCGATGGCTGCGTTGATGGGTGCACGGGGCGGTGTAGACATTCCAGATGCCGACAGGCAAGGGGTCTATAACCACCTCGCACAGCACTATAAAGAGATGGACAAAATCCCACCCGACTTCAAGTCAGTGGACGAGGCGTATCATCTCGCAAAAGCAATGCAACTGGTAAGTGGGTCTGCCAAGCGAGCACTTTGGAAAGAGTGGCTGCTGCGATACGATCCGAAATTGTACAGAAAATTAATGGAGGTTGGCCATGGAGACATTACAACAAGTGCTTGAGCAATTGGAAGCACTAGAAAATTCAGAAAATTTCGACTTGGACGAATATAAAACTTTGCTAGAAAAGGCAGAGCAACTGCGGCAGCAAGAGCAGTTGAAGCAAAAAGCAGAAGAACTCAAAAACTGGGCTGCGCAACCCAAGCCAACGGTGACCCCTGCCGTCTGGGGTGACGGGAAACCCCAGGAATTTGCGGTGGACGAAAAGTCGTGGGTCGAAGTTGACGGGGTAAAGTATCTTATCCCAGTGGGCGTGCAGTCTAAAAGTTATAAATCCGCGTTCGAAGGGTATCTTGCAAAAGGCAAAGAGCATTTAGGACCTGAAGACCGCAAAACTCTACAATCGGGCGTGGACGGTGCAGGTGGGTATCTGGTGCCGGAAGATTTCATGACCCAACTGCTGAAAAAAGTTGCGGCGATGTCAACTTTCCGCAGCAAAGCACGGGTCTATACAACCAGTCGGGATGCGGTGTCGATTCCGTACATTAAATAC